CGAAGAGTCACAGGAGAATTATCGAGAACACTCGAAGCAGCAGTCGGATTCTCAACAGTAAAGAAATGGATTCGAAAGATCCAAGCCACCGTCCAAGCCGTGGTAGCTCCAGTAACTTGATACAGAAAATTCGCATCGGAAATGGTCATCAACGCATCATCAGCCCCACCGGATATGATAAAATCAGTATTGGGATAGGTGAAATTCATACTCATCGAAGGGGACAAAACGGTAGAGAAGACAGAACTGCCTTCCATAACCAAAAGCCACGAACCACGCATGGCATTGTGGTTAGGCCAATTAATGTAACCAAACTGATACGTTGACGTTGGTGCGTCTCGAATAAAAGTGGCATTGGGGCTAAAACGCGTGATATCGCTGAACAGGTTCAAAAGCTGACCAGTGGTAGTGTCAGGAACCTTGCTGTTAAGCCCACTGCCAAGTCCAGGAGCGACGCCAGGATTGAGATTCGAATCCATAAGATGGAACTTATACTTAACCCACAAGTCACCAACAATATAAGAAGAACCATCAGCAAGAATCGGACCAGTACGGGTGTAGAGTTGAAAATGCCCAATAGCATTCTGTCGCGCCGTCAAATCGTTGGACGAATAATAGACGTAACCATGGTTGGTCTTAGTCGGACGCCATTTCCAACGCATGACGGGAGTCCGACTCTGAAACTCTTTAACACCTGCAGCAGCGAGGGAGTTACGAATAGTAGAATCGCCACTAGGATGGTCGGTGGTAACATCAGCGTCGAAGAAGCCATAAAGGGCACCACCAGAGTTGGAGCCGCAATAAGAATGCAATTCAAAATCGATTTCGGTGCAAGTCCAGCGCTGAAACCAAGACGCCCACGTATTTGCTCGAGGCAAACGAGTGTTGAAAGGAGATATGTTGAAAACCAAAAGGCGATCATTAGCAAGTGTGCTAGTAGTATCCACAAGTTGGACTTGGTCATGACCAGTGACCCACATCTCCTTGTCACTACCAGTAGCGCGATGATCACGTTTGCGAGGCAAATGGATAGAGGGACCGCGAGTGACACCACGGCGATCAAGCGCTCGAGTGAGTTTAGCCTCAACCTTGTGTTCAACCTTCTTTTCAAGGCGTGCAACGCCCTTCTTTTTCTTGCCCTTAACTCCTTTCGTTGGCTTCCGAACTTTCTTCTTGCCGACATGGCTCAATTCAGAGATTTTTGGCATCTGAAGAGGATTTGGATGTTTTGAAGTCCGAAGTTTTGCGATGAGTTGTTTGGAAATAGCACGGTCTGATGCGTGTACTTTCGCAATATGCTTGTGGTCGGGACCTTCTCCTGTTTTGTACCCGCCTTGTTTGACTTCGAGTGCCTGACGTAAAGAATGCGGCACAGGATGTTCGTGACGAGCGAGATCCAGGATTTTGGTCTGAAACTCCCTAGGGTGTTTGAGCCTGGGGAAAGTGGTTTGCGAAGAACGCTTGTGGGCAGTCTTGTGGTCTGTGCGAGTAACGGCGTGGGTAAACCGGTCAAAAGCTTCGCCTGCAACCTTGGAAATGGCAGGAGAATCACTAAGACCGAGGAGAAAACCAGCCAGTTAAGCAGAAACACGCGGGTGAAAACGGCGCTTTATAATGTCGTATTCAATCCGTTCGGAGGCGTAGTAATTGGTAAAGTCGTTGCGCACAGCAAACGCCTTCTGACCAAAGAAGAATCCGAAACGAATATAAACCTTACGATAATAGAAACGCAGCTTAAAAAAGCAAATGAGGTTCTAAGAGATCTTGCAAATGTTCAGCAAAGATCACACGCTTAAACGGATTGTCGACACTCTGACCGTGTCCGTTCGTTTCGTGTCCAAGGTGGATGCGTTCAATGATGTCGTCGTGAAGAAAGACACCAAAGACCTGATCAGGAGTGACGCCACAAGCCGGCTGAGGATCCACCATGATATGGTCATAGAATTTTGAAAGAAGCCATTGTGCGTTAAGAGTGCATGCCTCGAAGGCAGCGGTCTCATAAAAACATTCGAGCCGCAAAGCACACGCACGAAGATAGGCCAACCTCGGATGACGACCCTTCACAGGGCCGAAGATGAGCGAGCACATGACACGTTGATAGTCAGGCACGGAAACAACGATGCGAGACGCAAGCATTTTAAACTTCATAGACATGAATGAACAGTCAAGAAGACGCTGCGTATTTTCAGCTTCATGAGTAATGATTCCAAGAGAAGACCAAACACGTGAAATGGCAGGGGGGTTGAACCAAGGAAAGACATCCTCAGAGATAGTACCCGTGTTGTCATCGCCGCAAAGCGCTGCAACAACATGGCCGAGCATGACGCCTAACCTGTTCCATTGAGAATCCGGTGACAAAACGCACCATGCGTAACAAAAGAGTTGAAAAAGGATAATTGTATTGTCAACTATCGTATTGGAGCAACCAGAAGGCATTCCACGATGTTTCATGACAAAATCTCCATTCATAAGCACGCAGCACGAATTAATGACACCGGCATAGTAAGCTCGCATGCGAGAAGCATGTAGAGCTCGATCAGTAGCAGACATAAAAGCGATGCGCAACTCACAAATCGAACGAAGCATATAGGACGTCAACGATTGGTCGTAAGCCTTTTGATCTTGTTCGAATGCATTAGCAAAGCGATTTAGTCGCGTATACAACTTGTGCCAACCACCCCGGTACTTCGTTGCACCAGGGAATCCCCAATGGGTGTTGGCAGTATTGTAGAAGAGTTGGTTGAAATGCCAGCACAGGCGATTCATGTTAACGACATGTTCGAGCGGAGCTTGAAGAAACACTCGAAGTGCATTGCGCAAA